CAGATATTTTAAGCATATGCAAGCGCATTCTAGCGCATTTTAAGGTGTTTGCAAAGGTTAGGTTGGTTTAGTTGGCCAAGTCGGGTTGGCAGGGTCTGTTGTGTTGGCGGGTAGGTCACGCAAGGCTTGGCGGTAGGTGGCCCATGCAGCAGCATCTACAGGCGCGTCTGCAACCTGCGTCCAATCTGATTGAGCCAGTAATTCATCCCTTTGCGACCTTAACGCTTGCATGTCCAAGGCATCTTGTTCTGCATCAGTTGGGCCAGAGAATGTATCTGTAGAAGCATCGTAGTACCAATGCAGTTGATCTATGTAATCATCTGATTGAACTTCAGCATAACCAGAAGCGGGTGTCCTTGGTTTGTTAGACCAACCAGAAATTGCGCCAGTTGTAATGTTATATGTTACATACATCTTGCTGCCCCTACTTGGTAAATTCTTCTATTGAGAATGAGTATTTATTAACAGCAATTTCGTCTTGGTTATTTAAATTTTCCTGAAAATAGAAGCCCATAATTGCTGCCCCAGAAGATGCACTTTCAATAGCTAAAGCTGCGGTAAATGTTACACTGTAGTTAGTTTGGTTAATTGTTACCGATCCTGCCGTATTTACGTTAGTCATAGGCGAGACTATAGCAGTTGATCCATTGAATAAAACAAAGTTGCAAGCAACAAGTCCGCTTGGATCGCTGCCAGCAGTCTTTTTAAGGGTGAGAGTAGCAGTTGCTAGTAATGCTGATCCAGAAGTAACATCAAGAGAGGCATAGTTGCCGTATCTCCGCAGGTATTGACTGCTAGATATTCCCATAGCTGTTTTTATGACAGAGCTTGTGTCTCTTGCTGATGAAGTGTCTAATTGATTACTGTCAGCATCACCACCTGTAGTCACATCTGAAAAAGTAAGCCCAGGCAATCGTGCTACACTAATCGTACCCGTCGATATATCACTAGCATCCAGTGTCCCACGGATGGTGGCATTCTGAAACTCAGCATTGCCAGTATCACGCTCAATACGCCAACCAGACGACCCAGAAACATAGTTGTCGCTTTCTAGGTCATCTGTGATCTGGAATGCACCATCAGGCGTAGAGAATGTGATGGTTTCGTTATCATCAGCGTCATATTCGACTTTATACTTTGATGACCATTCTTTTACAGTTGTGCTTGTTGCATCCACACGCGGTTGCGTTTCTGCCCAACCAGACGTCAGGCCCGAAAAGCTAAGTGTGCTTTCACTAAAGCTGGATGCACTGGGCGTGCTTGGCGATGATGCCTGTAGCGTCTGATAGTACACCTTGCCAGTGTAAATTCTGGTATCACTGTCAACGCCGCTAACAGGCGCGTCAGTTGTTACCGATCCAGATGCAACCGCCGTGCTTTCGTTGCCAGTAAAATCAACGGCAGTGACCCAGTAATAATATGTAGTGCTTGCTGCCAAGCCACCATCAACATACTTGTCTGATCCAGAAAAAGCGATTGGGGTAGCGGGTTGGCTATTACTTGTGTTGCGGTAGACATTATAACCCTTCAGATCATATAGGGTTGACGCATCACTATCTGTTGTGGGAGCAGTCCAATCTAGCGTAACAATCTTTGGGCCACCTGTAGCGGAAAGCCCCGTCACTGGCGAAGGCGCACTGCTATCGCCGCCATGCGTGTAAGGTGAAGCCGCGACAAAAGAACCACGAATGCCGCTTACGGTCATGCCTCTTACGCGAACATTATACTGTGTGCCAGTTTCTAGCGGACCAATCGTTACAGACGTATTATCAGCTGATATTTGGGTACGCTGATAGACTGTTTCATCAACGTCCTTCCACTGAACCTCATAGTGTTCCAGAAACTTATTCGTTGCTGCCGTCCATGAAACTAAGGCTTGACCAACAAACGTACCGTCTTCCTGAATGTTACCTTTGTCAGTGACCGTAACATTGCTTACTGACAGGTTTGCGGCAGGGTTGGTTAATGTGCTATCATTGCCAGTGATGTCGCTTTCTTCAGCCGACCAACTGAATGCTGCCGCTGATGTTTCGCGTAGGGTCAAGGCAACCCGTAGATCACCCGCATCACCATCATTGCGGAACTTCCAGCCAACCACCTCAAACTCTTTTGCCGACCAGCCATAACGGTCAATCGTCAACGCTATGATATCGCCGCACTCAACCTCAAACGCTTCTAGGCCAAAGTCAGCCGTGAAGGTCATTTCTTCCCGTGCGCGGAATAGCGTCATCTTAGCCAAGCGTTGCGCCGTGGCCGCTGATGTTGTCAGAGGCAGTGCTAGGTCAAGCGCGTTCTCTACACCGCCATCGTTTGTTATGAATGTGGACGACCTGATTTCAGGATAGTCAGCGCGAATGTAACCTTGGTCAGCATCGTTGAAAGTACCGCGCACAATGTTGAAGTTATCACGGCGGCTGTGCTTAGTGTCCAAGTTGATCGGGCCACGCAGATCATCTAGCGTAAATGTCTTAATTGATGATGTATATTCGCCAACCTTGAGATGCCATTCTCCCTGACCCCAGAATAACGTGCCAGCGCAGGCGGTCATCATGTCGCCCAAGATGTCAGAAGGACTGCGATCTAGGCTTATAATCCCGTTGATCTCATATCGGCTTTCTGTGCCACTACCAGCTAAGGTAACGCTTTCATCGCATGTATTAGCCGCCGTTTGGAAGTAGGCATCATTCACATCACCAGAATTATCTAGGCCATAGGTAGAAACAAGATAGTCACGAATGCATAACGCCGCATTTGCTGAATATGACGTTGTGGATGTGCGTGGGTCATAAACCTTTTTACCCTGCACTTTTGCAGTAAATAACGGCACACCTTCAGCGAAAACGTCCTGATCGTACTCCATACGCACATAAATGTACGCAATGCCTTCGCCTTTGAAGTCAGATGTGACAGATGTTTCGCTAACTAGATCACTGTCTGCCGTTTGGTTATCTGCGCCTGTATGTTTCTTGATGCGAATTTTAGATGTAGATGAACCACTGTCGTAGCCCCACTTATTGTCAGTAACATAGGCTTCTGTTTCTTCATCGTATCGCTGATCTGTGACCCAACCGCTGCCATTAACTTCATATTGGTTTTCGTTAATGTAAATGTCGCCAATGTCATTCACTTCATGCCCAGCAAGCACAATGACTTGATGCAAGTATTGGTTCGTATCGCCAGTGCTTTCAATAAATGTAACTGTGCCGCCCTTACGGATTTCACCATAGACAATCTCTTGTGGCGCAGTAGCTTCACGGGCGTTGACCAGTAGGCCACGGGAAGAACCAAAGTCAGGCTTTGGAGCAAGTGCGCGTAATGCCCATGATGTAACGGCGGTGACGGCAAGGTAACTTATTGCTTGGGCTGCGAATACCTGAAATGCAGTTGGTGCTGCAAGAATATTACCGCCAAACAGAATAAATGCATCAACACGCGGCACACGATCCCAATCGTTCCAGTGCTTAATTGTAATGTCGCCTAGCCTGTATCTCATGCCTTAACCCACGCATTTGTGATGAAGTCTATCTGTTGAGAAATTACACCCTTTTCACTCAAGAAGATAGCCTTTGTGCCTATTGCTATGCCCATCGCCTCGCCAATCACCCACCTACGCGCCTTGTCAGTAGTGACGAGCGCACCCTTCGGGGGAATATAGTCAATCCGCTTCATTTTGCGGTCAATCGCTTCTTCTAGTGTGTTGGCTTTGAATACCTTACGCAATTCATCCCGCTTTAGATACATTCCATTCTTGGTGTACTTCCCGATCCAATCATCTGCCCAACCTTCGCCATACATTGCGCGGAAAGCATTATTGGTGAACATGAAACAATCGTTGGTATGCCACTGGAACGGCACATTGCGTACTTTGCTGATGTAATCGTTCAGCGCATCTAAATCAGGCTTCACCATCTTTAACTTCGCGCCCCCAGACGATCTGCTTATCTTGCAGCTTAGTCACCCAATCAAAAAATGTATCAGCGGCAGGGGAGCCAGAATTTCCATCATTCTCCCACTTTCGCTGCCTTACCCCCGCATGGCTTTCCCGCGTATATCTGCGCACATTAGCACGCTCCAAGGCAACCAAGCGGCTTTCCACGGTCAAGCTAATTGTGGCAGTTTCTGCGCTGTCTTGGATCGTCATTTTATCCATGTAGCCGCTAAATACTTCGACAGTGTTCGTTCCAACGCCCCAGTATATTCTTACCAATCGACCTTGGTATTGTTCTGTCAAAGCATAAGATACGATTGCACTATCTAATCCATTGAGGGTCAGCGTAGTGCCACGCGCAGATAGGTCTGAGGCTTCTTCTAGGCCGTCTATGGTAAGCAAGTTGCCTGTTCCAGTGTAAGTTTGGCTGTTGATGTCTTTATCGCCAAACCCCGTCCACAACCGCAATGCCCTATTGCCGCCATAACCCGCTTCATTCCACTGAGTGTTATCAGTGTCGTCAAATAGAAGTTCAACCGCATAGAAAACTTCAATTTCATCGCCATCAAGTGCAGTAAGTAATGCCGCTGGAACTGTTCTATTCATATCGCTTCAAACGCTCCAAATGTTATGC